CTTCATGGTGCTTTTGTCACAGGCACAGGGAGACAGGCAGATTTTGGCGAAGCAGTTAGGTATCAGTCCCCATCAGCTTTCCTATGTGACCCACTCCAATCCCGGCGAGGGCCTTTTGTTCTTTGGAAATGTGACCATACCGTTTGTTGACCGTTTCCCGAAGAATACCAAGCTCTATTCCATTATGACCACCCGCCCGGAGGAAAAGGAGGCCCAGAATGAGTAAGGACGCTTCGGGACAGGTTGACCCGAAGAAAACAAACGGCGGGAAACGGGTAAAGCGTGGGCGGCTCCACTTCACCGAGGAAGAAGTGACCCGTCAGGCTGGGGAACAGGCTTCGGGCCAAGTTGGCCCGAAGTCCCAGAGTACCGGAAAATTCAGGCAGGACGGCGAACGGGAAAAGCCGTCCTCCCGCTTGCGGCAGGAGGGCGAAGCCCGGGAAGATACCGTTTGCGAGGAGCAGGCCACCCGCAAAGGTCAGAAAGACAAGCGGGAGAAACAGAAAGAACGGGCCGAGGCCAAGGCGGAACATTCCGCTGTCCAGCTGGAAATGGCAAAAGAAAAGCTATCCCGTCAGGAGCCGCCGAAGCCGCCCAGCCTTCCCAAACAGGCGGTCATGGTGGCGGGGGCTGGTGTGTGGGCCTATGGACACCGCAAAATCCATGAGGTCGAGCACGAAAATGTTGGTGTGGAAGGAGCCCACAAGACCGAGCTTTTAGCAGAGGCCGGGGCGCATAAAGTCAGCCGTTATGCCAAGCGGCGTATCCGGGAACATCCGGCCCGTCAGGTCAGGAAGTGGGAACGGCGAACAATAAAAGCCAATGCAGACCTCCACTATCAGAAAATGGTGCAGGAGCACCCGGAGCTAAACAGCACTTTTCTTTCCCGTATGGCCCAGAAGTGGAAAATCAAGCGGGAATACGCCAAGCAGGCCCGTGAGGCCGCAAGGCAGAGCGCCAAGGCGGCGGGAGCAGCGGCAACCACCACCGAGAAAGCGGCGGCCTATGCCGCTCAATTCGTGCGGCGGCATAAGGGCGGCGCTGTCATTATTCTGCTGTTGTTCTGCCTGTTCCTGATACTCAATTCTGTTTTCTCTGCCCTTCCATCGTTGGGTACGGGCATGATGAACGCCGTGGTGGGGACTTCCTACACCGCCGAGGACGAAGATATTTTAGGGGCCAACGAGGACTATACCGCCCTTGAAAATGAGCTCCGGGAGAAAATCGCCAACATAGAGCGCACCCATCCCGGATATGACGAGTACCGCTACCATGTAGACGAGCTGGGCCACAATCCCTATGAGCTGACCTCTTACCTGATTGCCAAGCTCCGCACCTACACCCGGGAGAATGTGCAGGGAGAGCTCCGAGCTTTGTTTGAGGCGCAATACAAGCTGACGCTGACCGAGGAAGTGGAGATACGCTACCGCACCGAAACGGATACATGGACGGACGAGGACGGAACGACCCACACCGACACCTATGAAGTGCCGTATGAGTATTACATTCTCCATGTGCGTCTCCAGAACAAGACCCTCCCCATGGTGGTGTGCTTCCTCTTGGACGCCGAGCAGAAGGAAATCTACGACATAACCTTGGAGCTTAAAGGCAACAAGCCTTATCTGTGGGATGACATTTACACAAGCGGCGGAGGCAGCTATGACCCCGGAAGTGACTATACCATTCCGGGCGAGGCCATTTCCGACCCGGCCTTTGCGGCGCTGATCTCGGAGGCGGAAAAGTATCTGGGCTGGCCCTATGTGTGGGGCGGCTCCTCTCCAAGTACCAGCTTCGACTGTTCCGGCTTTGTCTGCTGGGTTTATACGGCAAGCGGCGTTCATAACCTGCCACGCACCACGGCCACGGGGATTTTCAACCAGTGCTCCTATGTATCACCCGCCGACGCAAAGCCCGGGGATTTGATTTTCTTCACGAAAACCTATGCTTGCGATGGCCCCGTTTCCCATGTGGGTATCTATGTGGGCGGCGGAATGATGATCCATGCGGGCGACCCCATCAAATACGCCAGTATCAATACAAGTTACTGGCAGGAACACTTTTACGCCTTTGGGCGTTTGAACTGATTTTCAGAAAGGAGCTATCCATGACCAAACTTGAAAAAATCGACAAAGAGCTATCGAAGACCCGTGAGAAGGCTGCCGAGTGGCAGGCCAAAATCCGGGATTTGGAGAAACAGCGTCAGGAAGAAGAAAACAGCATGATTGTTCAGGCTGTTCGTTCTCTGAAACTGACACCCGCCGAACTGGCTGAGTTTTTCAGCAATCCCGGCATTACCGCTTCGGGCCAACTTGGCCCGAAGTCTGACGAAGCAAAGGAGGATACCAAACATGAAGAATAAGTTTTTTCGCAGGGCTGCGGTTTTGACTGCCGCCCTGTTTTCTTTTACCTGCATGAGCGCCACAGCCTACGCCCAGAGTAATGAGCCCGTTGCAGAAACCGAGCCGCCTGCCGCCGAGGAAACCACTACTAAGCCCTTCACCCCAGATGGAACGGGTACGGTGGTGGATAATGCCACCGACGGGGACGGCAAGGAGTTTTTTACGATTACCACCCCCAGCGAAAATGTTTTTTATCTGGTCATTGACCGTCAGCGCACCGAGAACAATGTGTATTTCCTGAACGCTGTCACGGAAAAAGACCTTCTGGCTCTCGCAGAAGCAGACCCGGAGCCCGAAGTAACAGAGCCGGTTGTCCAGCCCGAACCTGACACGGAACCTGTTCCCGAGCCTGAACCCGAACCCGAACCGGAAAAAGACACAGCCTTTCCTGTCGGCAATCTTCTGATGGTTGCCGCCGTAGCACTGGTGGGCGGTGGTGCGGCCTACTATTTCAAAGTCTACCGCCCGAAGCATGAAGCCGCTGGGCTGGATGAGGACGATTACGACTACGATGAAGCCGACCCCTATGGAGATATGGAGACTGAGGAAGAAACGGAGGACGAGGAATGAACTTTACCAACAGCCCTTACGAAAAGATGATGAAAGAGATCCCCCGCCCGGGTCGTGGCGGCGCTGACCGCTGTGCCGGATGCCGCCACTTGAAAGAGTGCGGCAACAGAAAAGACCGTTGCCGCAAGAAGTTTCGCCCCTCGGGCCAAGTTGGCCCGAAGTCCTGATGTGCCGGGAACTGACCCGTGACGAGCGAAAGGGTATCCGAAAACTGGTCACGGAGATGTGCGCCAATTATGACCGGGAGTATGGCTGCCTGCCGCTGGATTGTGAGTGTTATATGCTTGGCAAGTGTTGGACAGGGGCCTATTGCCGCTACTTCCGGGAGGCCGTTCTGCCCCTTGACCCGGTGCTGTCGGCCTCTATCTACGAGGATAGCCCGGCCCCGGACACCCGCCTGTGCGCTATCTGCGGGCGGCCCTTTCTCCCGGAGGGGCGGCAAGCCTACTGCTCCGAAACCTGCAAGGCCGAGGGGAACCGCAGAAGGAGCCGGGAGCGCATGAGAAAAAAGCGTGATAAAACCATGTAGCCCCGTTACGATTTACCTCTTGAAAAAGCCCGGAATATCAGGCTTTTTTGAAACACTTTTCCGGGCCTGAATATCCTAATACCTTTTGCCCCGGTTTGGACGGGTATTTCGTAACACTTCATCACCTCGGGCCAACTTGGCCCGAGGTCAGAAAGGAGGAAAACACATAGAAAGCAATCAAGGCTATGAGATTTTGAAATCCGTTACCTTTGACAATAGCCGTGGCTTCGCTCTGGGTTTTGGCGAAGCGGCCCCCAGTCCCTTTGTCACATGGCAGTTTACCGAAACGAAGAACGGCCAGAAGGACTACTATTGGGGCCACTACCACAGTAGCGGCCAGACAGCGGAGAAGGACTTTGCCAAGCGTGTGGCCGATTACAAGGAATTGTTTGGCGTGCAAGAGCGCACTGAGGGCCATGAACAGGCGGAGTATTACCGCTATTACTCTACCCAGCGGCCCGTTGACCTCGGCACCTTCCCGAAGCCTCCCGGCAACGCTCCCGTGGAGATCATCAACTTTGACGAGCGGCGTATGGTGGAGGGCAGCACCATGCGGGCATGGGGCGAACTGGCTTATTTGAAGCCCCTGACGGAAAAGCAGATGGAGGACTACGAGCTGCGCCCGGCTCCCGGAAACACTGATCGGGCGGTCCGGCCCTCTATCACAGCCCAGCTCAAGGAGGCGGCCCGCAGAGCGGAGCTCCCGAAGGAGCCCGACAAGGCCAAACACAACAAGTCCCATGAGGACAGATAGGAGGACGCTATGAACGAAAAAGACAACCACCTGTTGACAGTCGAGCTCTCCGAGGAACAGAACGGTAATATGCTGGACGGCATTTTGAACAACCTGCCGCCCTCGCCGCTCCCCAAGGGGCCGGAGAAAAAGGAGCTGGACAGAGTGAAGGAGCCGCCCGCCCACAAGCGGAGCCGGGAACGGGAGGAACGCTGACGGCCCGGCGCAAGCGTGACAGGCACCTTCATGTGATGGTCACGGCGGACGAGTTGACCCAGATACAGCGGCGCATGGCCGAGGCGGGTATTACCAACGCCGGGGCCTATATGCGAAAGATGGCCTTAAACGGCTATATCCTCCATGTAGACCTTGCCCCGGTCAAGGAGTTGGTATCTTTACAGCGGCGGTGTGCCAATAATCTCAATCAGGTGGCCGTCCATGCCAACACCTTCGGCGTGTACCCGGAGGAGATTGCCGGGCTTCAGCGGGACTATGAAAAGCTCTGGGGCCGGGTGTCCGATGTGCTCACGGAACTGTCTGCGCTGGTGGAAAAATAACCTTGCGGGGTGCGGGCCTTTATGGTCTGCGCCCCGCCTTTTTTTCGTTTCCGTCGGCTTCGGGCCAAGTTGGCCCGAGGTGCGCCGGGACAAGATTTACTAACCGTCTGCAACATTGTTGCCCCTGCGCCCGCATGGTAAAATATAGGTAGAAAGATAGAAAGGGGCTAAAGATATGAGACTGATATTAAAACTGATTGCTGCGCCGTTTATCGTTTTGCTGACCGTCCTTGTTGCCGTTCTGTTGTTCCTGTTCTCTGTGTCCTCCTTCCTCCTGACTGCGGCCTCGGTTATCATGGCCCTGTTGGGCGTGGGGCTATTCTTCATCAGTTACCCGGTGGGTGGCGTCATTTATCTGGGAATTGCGTTCCTGCTTTCGCCCTTCGGCTTGCAGGCGGTGGCGGGCGCTGTTATTACGGGACTGAACAGCTTAAACCTGTCTCTGCGGCAATTCATCACAAGCTGATCGCTTCGGGCCAAGTTGGCCCGAAGTAATATGGACGGCAGCCTTGCATGGCCGCCGTTTTCTATGAAGGGAGGGATTTTCTCTGGCAACAACTGCCTTGCTGCAACGCCACGCCAACGAAGGAGAAAGTATAGCCGAGGCTATTCGTGATTGTCTGGACTATGGGAAAAATCCTGAAAAGACGGAGGACGGGAAATACATATCTTCCTATGAGTGCGACCCGGCCACGGTAGCCGCTGAGTTTCTTTTGGCAAAGGCCAGCTACAAGGCCATGACAGGCCGAGAACAAAAGAAGGGTTCTGATGTGCTATGCTATCAGATCCGTCAATCCTTCTATCCCGGAGAGATTACGCCAGAAGAAGCAAATCGGATAAGCTATGAGCTGGCTATGCGCTGGACGAAGGGCCGACACGCTTTCATTGTTACGACCCACACGGACAAGCAGCATATCCACTCACACATTTACTACAATTCTGCTACCCTTGACTGTACCCGGAAGTTTCGTAACTTCTGGGGCTCGTCCTTCGCCTTGCGGCGGCTCTCTGACCGTCTGTGTCTGGAAAACGGGCTCTCCATCGTGGAAAATCCCAAGCCCCGGAGCAAGGGCAAATTTCGCAATTACGGGGAGTGGCAGGCCGGACAGAAAAAGCCGTTGACCTATCAGGACAGACTGCGGGCCGCCATTGATACCGCCCTTGCCAAGAGGCCCGCCGACTTCCCGGCGTTCCTCTCCCTGATGGAACAGGCGGGCTATGAGGTCAAACAGCAACGGGGGGTCATCAGTTTTCGGGCTCCCGGTCAGGAGCGGTTTACCCGCTTGCGTTCTGATACTCTCGGGGAAGGTTATAGCGAAACGGATATACGGGCCGCCTTGTCAGGCTCCCGCCAACGGCCCGGTCAGCCTCGCCAAAAAATCAGTCTGGCTATTGACATTCAATCTCGGCTCCAAGGAAAAGGCCCCGGTTATGAGCGATGGGCTAAGGTGTTCAATCTGAAACAGATGGCCGCCGCCCTTGCTTATTTGCAAGACAACGGCCTGACGGATTATGAGCAGTTGGAGCAGAAGGCCACGGCGGCCACAGAGCATTTTCACAAGCTATCTGACCAAATCAAAAGCACCGAAGCGGCCCTCCATACCAACATGGAATTGAAGGCGGCAACGGTGCAGTATGCCAAGACCCGGCCTGTCTTTGAGAAGTATAAGGCCAGCAAATATAGTAAAAAATTTCTTGCGGAGCATGAGGCAGATATTGAACTTTACCGGGCAGCCTGTGCCGACTTCAAAGCCATCCTCGGCGGGGCCAAGCTCCCCAAGATGGACACGCTCAAAGAGGAAGGCCGCAAGCTGGCCGAACAGAAAAAGAAGCTCTACGCCGAGTACCGCAAAGCCAAGGCGGATATGCAGGAGGTCACGACCATTAAGGCCAACATTGACTATCTGCTGGGCTACTCGGAGCCGGGCAGAAAGAAGGAACAGGAGCGTTAGGGACTGTGACGCATAAGGAGCAAAGCGACGCTGACACTTCGGGCCAACTTGGCCCGAAGCGCCGGGTTTGGGGAGGCTCCCCAACAAGCAGATTTTCACAGACGGGCCGCAAGGCCGGGCTTGTGAAAATAGCTTCTGTGGCCACAGAAGCATTGCTTGCCATTTAGCGGAACCTCCGAAAAGCCCCCTAAAAACAAGAAAAACGAAGGTCCTTTTTACTTGACCTCCGTTTCTCTGGCTTTTTGTAGTCCCTCTGCTGTGGCCTCCATGACCGTCAATTCTTTCTCGTCCATTGAGTTAAGCAATCTGTCAATGTGCTGGCGGCAGTCGCTTTCGCTGTTCTGCCTGTCAGGATAAAAGAACTGGTCTACGGAAATGTCCAGCAAGGTGACGATTTGGTAAAAGGTATTCAAACTTGGATGCTGACCCCGGTTTTCAAAATACATGATAGAGCGTGGGGTACGGTCTACAAGCTGTGCAAGATATTCCTGCGTCCAACCTTTCGCCTCTCTTTTGCGCTTGATCTCCCGGCCTAATGCGTGGAAGTCAAGCCGTCTTTCGTCTTGGTACATTCTCATATCACCCATATATTATTTTACATTTCGGGTTTGACTATGAGAACGAAACACAGTTTTATGTTTTAGTAGTATTTTATTGTCTGCTGACAAGGTTGCCGATGTTACACGGCCAAGGTATAATAACAGAAAGAAAATTTGAAAACTACACTTTAATCACAAAAATCTATGATACGCTATCTTTGGAGGTGTTACCATGCAAAGGATTTTAGTCGTCGAGGACGATTTTGATATTCAAGAACTTTTACAGAATTTTTTACAAGAAGCAGGATATGAAGTAGCTGTTGCAAATGATGGTGTCGAGGCACTATCGCTATTTGCGGGGCAACGATATGACTTGATTGTGTTGGACATTATGCTCCCCAAAATTGACGGTTACGGTGTCTGTGAATTGATACGCAAGCAATCTGATGTTCCTATCATTATGCTAACCGCATTAAGCGGAGAAGAAGATCAGATTAAAGGATTGGATTTGCAGGTGGATGACTACATTACAAAACCGTTTTCTATGCCTGTCCTGCTCCGCAAAATTGCGGCTGTACTTCGGCGCAGTAACCGGGGAACAGATGAAAAGTATCAAATCATTGCTTATGGCAATTTGCTTTTGAATTGTGACAACTACACCGCCACCGTGGACAGAGTTACTTATGAACTGACGCAAAAGGAATTTGAAATATTGCGGGAACTGTTGACCCATCAAGGCCGGATATTGACCCGGCAGAACTTGTTGGATAAGCTGTGGCGATATGATTTTTATGGGGACGAGCGTGTTGTTGATACCCATATCAAAAATCTACGCAAAAAGTTGGGAATAGATTTCATTCAAACAATCAGAGGGGTGGGATATAAAGTTGATAAAGAGAATTAAAGGCAGTCTGTTTGCTAAAGTCTTTATTCTGACTGTGACAGTTTTGCTCTGCGTGAGCTTTCTTGTCTATGGAGTTTTGGCTTGGTATATGCCTCAAACCTATTCTAACAATCTCAATGCGGCATTAGATGAACAGACAAGCAACTTTATTTATGAATTAGAACATATCCGTATGCAGGATAGCGGCGGACTTTTTGATCAGTTTCTTCAAAACACGACAATTAGCATGGTGGAGCTTTATACTGCTGATGGTGTTCTGATGGAAACACCGTCTAACCAAAATGACTTTAACGATGGGATCACCGGGGAGGCTCTTGGCGGAGAGGCTCTTGGCGGAACATCTTATGAAAGTGCGCCAATTATATCCAACAGCTATTACTTCTCATTTGTAGATGATAATAGCCAATATATTTTAACAGTTTATGGAGAAGCCTCTCAAATCGCAGAACTGCGGCAATCATTTGTAAGCGTATTACCGATTTTGTTTTGCGTTATTCTCCTTGTATCATTGGCAACTGCTTGGGGTTATTCTCGTATCATTACAAACCCGGTATTAAAAATCAGTCGGATTTCTAAAGAAATGTCTGATATGCGGCTGGAATGGCAACTTGAGGAACGCCGTTCTGACGAGCTGGGTGTACTGGAGAATAGCTTGAATACGCTGTCCCGGAAACTATCTGCTACATTGGAGGAGTTGCAAAGTGCAAATCTCCAGCTCCAAAAGGATATTGAACATCAAAAGGCGCTGGAACGGGCACAACAGGATTTCTTTTCTTCCGCTTCCCATGAACTGAAAACCCCTATCACCATTATCAAGGGGCAATTAGAGGGGATGCTATTGGGTATAGGGGCATATAAAGACCACGAAAAGTATCTTGCCCGATCCTTGGAAGTTGCGGCTACGCTTGAAACGATGGTGCAGGAAATATTAACGATTTCAAGGCTGGAAACCAATGTCGATTTCAAAATGGAGCATTTTGATTGCGCTCCCATGATACATGGCTATTTGAGGGAAATTGATGATTTAGTGGCAACAAAAGAGCTGCAAATACATCTTGCTATACAGTCTCCCGCTTTTATCAATGGGAACAAATTACTGATTGAAAAGGTGTTCTCCAATTTGATTTCAAATGCTGTAAAGTATTCGCCGCATGGAGCAAGCGTTGATATTATTTTACAAAATACCAACGGACGCTTTTTGTTCTCCGTAGAGAACACAGGTACACATATACCCGAAGATGATATTCCCAAATTGTTTGACGCTTTTTATCGTATGGAGCAATCCCGCAGTAGAAGAACAGGCGGCAGCGGTTTAGGGCTTTATATGGTTCAAAGAATTTTACAACAACATAACAGCTATTGTGAGGCTTGCAACACAGAAAACGGTGTTAAATTCTTCTTCACGATTTAGCGGACAATCAACGGCAGGTGAACAACCTGCCGCTTTTTTTAACTACACATAAATCACAAACTAATCCCAAAGGTATCCCAAAATGCTTTGCTATACTTAGGGTACATTCAAAGAAAGGATTGGTAAACACTATGAAACGAATGGCATTATGCGCTGCGTCCATGCTCTTGTTAGGCTGTTTGGCCGGATGCAGCACGACACCACAGAATAGCCAGGAACAAGGTAATCCCGTTATCAAGGAAGAAATCAGTCAACCTCTTGGCGGCTCTGAGGCGCTGGGAAACAGCGAGGACAGCTCAGCACTCTCCGCCGCAGACAAAGAAAAAATGTTTGCACCTTATGAACAATATGGGATGACCTATGATGCGGTCAAAGATGAACTTACCTATAATGGGAATTTGGTTCGCTGGTTTGAGGACTATTATCCCATCGGTAACAATGAAACCGCCGGTATTGATTTTCTAAATGAGAACGGCACAGTAGATGTGTATGCTGTACGGGATTTAGAGAGCTTTTCAAAAGCGGCTGACGGCTCCGTTGATCCGGCGGGTAAGCTGATTGGCTTAAAAGAGTTTACCCAGCAGGAATTTGACGCACGGGATATTGAGGCGTTGAAAAACAGCACATCCGTTGCTATGGCAGGAACGCCGCTTGAAGATAGCGAAACTGCAAAGCTCGTTGCAGAGTATGAGGCATTTGGAGTAACCTATGATGCCGAAAAAGATCAGTGGTATTTCAATGGTGAGGAAGTCCGCTATTTCCGGGATGTTCTCACTTCTAATGGTGAAAGTCTCACCAGCGGAAAATTCCGAGGCGAAATGAGAACGCTTGGAAGTGGTGTTGGCACAATAGACATTTATACTGTTCGTGATTACGGTCACTTGAACAGCGAACATCACGGAACATTAACTGGTATCGAGAAATACAGTCAAGAGGAATTTGACGAGCATACACAGGCCGGAATGTCTGGAAATCAGCCTATAGGTAATGCAAGCCATAACTAAACAAACCATCTATCTGCCGCACGACGGCAAAAGAAAAAAAGCCGTCGTACAGCAGTCTATCAACACGCCTATTTGAAGCGGCGGCTCAATTTTCAGAGCCGCCGTTTCTCTTTGGATATTCAGTAACCCCACGGCGGCCCATAGGAGGGTATCGCCGTGTCCATTTTGCTTTTTCGCAATGCCCATGATCTTCACCAGTTAAAAAAAGTGTAGCTCCCCCTACGGGATATTCTAACCACGAAGGTACAATATATCAGTACCATTCGGATAATACATTTTCGTGCGCCCGAGCGGCTTCATGCCGTCCGGGCGTTTTTGCGTCTATATGGAGCTTCGGGCCAACTTGGCCCGAAGTCCGGCCCCGGTGCCGCTCCCCGCCGCCCTCCGTTTCGGTCACTCGTCAACACCTAACACCGAAACGGAGGTACACAATGAAGGAAATCAATTTGCGGGAATTTTACCCGTGGTATATGGAAGATGTTATGGTCGAAGTCACGGAAGAAGTTGCGGAAGAACTGCTGGTGGGCCAGAGGTACATCAAGGCCAGCCGCCGTCGTATCTATCGCAATAAGGCGCACTATTCGCTGGATGCCGAGGACGGTATCGAGTATTCCGCTTGCTTCTCTAACCCTTCTCCGCAAGAACTGATCGAGCGCATGGAACGCTTCGAGCATATCTGCCATGCGCTGAATAGTCTGCCTGACGCACAGGGCCAGCGGGTGTTTGAGCACTATCTGCTGAACCACTCGGTCAAAGCGATTGCTGCCGCCGAAGGTGTGACGGAAAGGGCCATCAACGCCGCCATCCAGCGTGGCTTGGAGAACATGAAAAAATATTTGGAAAAAGTTCTGTGAGCCTATTCTTTTTCCTGTTCTAACTGACACGGTTAATGAGAGGATGAACCTTCCTCACACAACTGAATAGCGGGTAACTCGGAGTGCTTGGCAGGGAGCCAAGTAACAGGTACGCCAAGACTTTTTCCATAAGGAAAACGAGCGACAACTACTCATGCCGCAGGTGGGGACAAGCCATCTCCACGGCCACGATCTGCAACGGGCCGCAAGGAATAAGTTGGCAACTTATTCGCTCCGATTTGCCGCACAATCCAGCGGGGACGCTGACGGAAAAAACAGCTGTCTTGTGACAGGCCAAACATATAGCGTCAGCGTCCCCAGCTTTATAAGAAAGAAGGTCTTGACCATGAATGAGGAATGGAGCAACGACGCTTGCCGTGGCTATGTTATCAAAGCCATGGAAAACTGTGGGTTCCATGCAAAGGACATTCATCAGGTGCTCGTTGAGCTTTATGAAGTCTTTGACTTCTGCGCTGTTGAGGAGGCGGCGCACTACTACGAAAATTGGCAATACTGACCTCGGGCCAAGTTGGCCCGAGGCGTGGAGAAGAACGAAAGGACAGCACTCTTTACCGGGTGCTGTCCTTTCGCTTTTCCCCACTGGGACAATGCGGGAAATGCTGGCAGTCAACCAACTACGCAAAGGAGGCTTCAATGGTACAATCCGTTACTTATCAGAGTGAAACCAAAACCGTCCATTTTCAGGGGAAAAGCATTGTGCTGGAAAGTCTTACGCCGGTACTCTCTCCGAAGGAAAAGGAAAAGCGGAAAAAGGAGATTGAACGCTGTCTTTATGAGGTGTTCAGCAAGTACAGAAGGGCCAGCGATACCCCGGCCTGACCATCGACAACATTGTCCTTCGGGGCTATCAATGGTATAATATACTTGTAGGTTGGTAGCTCCATTCCACAGGAAAGGAGCCCAACATGAATATCAGAGAAGATGTAATTTATGCAAGACAATCCGTAGACCGCAAGGACAGTATCAGCATTGAGAGCCAGATTGATTTCTGCAAGTATGAGTTGAAAGGCGGCAGTTGCCGGGTTTTCAAAGACAAGGGTTATTCCGGCAAGAATACCGACAGGCCCGAGTTTCAAAAGCTCCTTGGCGAGATACGCAAAGGCAAGGTACGCCGGGTAGTTGTCTACAAGCTGGACAGAATAAGCCGCTCCATTTTGGACTTTGCGAATATGATGGAGCTGTTTCAGGAATACGATGTAGAGTTTGTTTCTTCCACAGAGAAGTTTGACACCTCGACCCCCATGGGCCGGGCTATGCTGAATATCTGTATCGTATTCGCCCAGCTTGAACGGGAGACAATTCAGAAGCGTGTCACAGACGCTTATTACTCCCGGTGCCTGAAAGGCTTTCACATGAGCGGTCAAGCTCCCTATGGCTTCGACTTGGAGCCAACGGTGGTTGAGAATATCCGCACAAAGATGATGGTAGCCGACCCCATAGCCGCAAGCCATGTACGCCTGATGTTTGAAATGTACGCCGAGCCCGAAACTTCCTTCGGAGACATTACCCGGTATTTTGAGGAACGGGGTATCAAGATTTATGGGAAGTCATTGACACGCTCCTACTTATCCCAGCTCTTACGCAACCCGGTCTATGCACAGGCCGACTTGGAAATGTATGAGTTCTTCAAAAGTCAGGGTACGGTGGTAGTCAATGACGCCGCCGACTTCGCCGGGACAAATGGCTGTTACCTCTACCAAGGCCGGGATGTGAAGGAGGACAAGGACAAGAGCCTGAAAGATCAGATCCTTGTGATTGCGCCCCATGAGGGCTTCGTGTCCTCCGATGTTTGGCTGAGGTGCCGCAAGAAGCTGATGACAAACACCACCTTCCAGAATGGCCGCAAGGCCCGCAACACTTGGCTGGCCGGGAAAATCAAGTGCGGGAAATGCGGGTACGCACTCAAAACGACCCACAATCCCTCTGGCTATGAATACCTCCGCTGTTCCAAGCGGGCCGACCACAAGGGCTGCCCGGGGTGCGGCACTCTCCGCAAGACGGAGTTTGAACAATTTATTTTTACCGCCATGGGAGAAAAGTTCCGGGAGTTCAAGCTATTGCGGGGTGGCGAGGAAAAGGCAAACCCGAAAATCACCGCCTATCAGGTGGAGCTTGCACAGGTAGAGGCCGAGATTGAAAAACTGCTTGATACGCTGACCGGGGCCAACGCCACCTTGCTGGCCTATGCCAACAAGAAAATCGAGGATTTGGACAACCGCCGAAAAACGCTGTCCAAGGCGATAGCCGACTTGTCCGTTGAAACGCTGTCCTCCCAGCAGATTGAATTGTTGTCCGGGTATCTGGACGATTGGGAAAACATCAGCTTTGAGGACAAAAGGAAAGCCGCTGACGGCCTGATTTCTTCAATCAGCGCAACCAGCGACTATGTAAAGATAGAGTGGAAAATCTGACACTCTTTCCACTCTATCAAACCACTTGTTTCTTTATACCGCTTGTAGCCCCTTGTACACCGTTGCTTCCTTTATATCAGCCCACATGGGGTCAAGGATGAAGTCAATGCCTTCCCGGCGGGCCAGCTTTGCCGCGGGCACAAAATCGCTGTCACCTGCAATTAGGATGATCTGATCCACCTGCTTTTTGAAGGCAAGAGACGAAATATCAATACCGATACGCATATCAACACCCTTTTGCTGGGCAACGAACATGAAATCTTCTTCTGTCAACGAATCCAAGGTGCGGGTGCCTGCCAAGAGCTTCTTAGTGACATCCGGGCGCAGGTTGTAGCAAGCCTGGTTAGACAGTTCCCCCAACCGCAATGCAAATTTGCGCCGCTTCTTCAGTTCTTCAAGGAATGTAAGAGTCCAGGTGTATGTCTCGGATTTATCCAAATCGACATTGCGCTTTGTAAGCGGATGGTAAATGCTGCGGCGTCCGATTGGTTTGCAATCGTAGTAAAAAATACGATACAATTCGCGAGAGGCGTTTCCGTCTCTGTCCTGCATGTGCGCATGGCAATAGGCACTTAACTCCTTTGCACGCTCTTCTGCAGTTTTCTTGCCCCAGAGATGGGCTGCGCGTTTACGATAAAAGCCGCCATCCACTAGAATTGCTGTTTTAGACACACTAACACATCCTTATAAAAATATAAGACCCCAGGATTCAGCCAATCCCCTTATCATGGGGGGCTTACTACCAGGGGTCTGTTAAGCATAAATGAAACATTGTGTTCCACATGGTAGCCTTTCGGCTACACCCCTATTATATGCTATTTATTCAGTTTTGTAAACCCCTTGTTCTAATTTTTAAGAATCTGTTTATCTCTTATTGCTTACAGTCCACGGCAAAAACCTACGGCTTTGCCCTCTATTTCAATTTCGTTTATTTGCTGTTTTGTATAAATCATGGGGTCAAAGGCGGGGTTTTCGGCCTGGAGAAGAACGGTATCGCCGGGCGTTTTTATTGCTTTTCTTCAACGAGTTTCAGAAACAGTTTTCCAGTGGCGAAGGCATCGGCAACAGCACGGTGCTGATCTGGCTGAAAAATGTGGTAGTATTCGCATAATGTCCCTAGTTTGTGATCATATACATCATAGTCTTTATCGGTCATCTCCCCATTTCGATATGTTGGTCCTTTTAACAGTCGCTTGCTTTGCTCATAAGTGCAATAATATTTTCGATTGGAGTCTATCAATTTGCTTCCAGATCGGTGAATAAACTTTAAGTCAAATTTCAAGTTGTGAGCAACAACAGCGCTTTTGCCAACAAAAGCATCGAAAGCGGGAAGAACTTGCCAGATAGCGGGTGCATTTGCAACCATATCGTCTGTAATATGGTTGATAGAGGACGCTTCCTCTGGGATGGGCTTTCCGGGATTTACCAGAGTTTCAAATGCGGCCACAGGGATACCATTTTCAAAACGGATGGCACCTATCTCTAAAATTTTATCCTTGGCGGCAGAGAGCCCGGTGGTTTCAGTATCAAACACGACAAAACTGTTATATTTTCCATTGGCGGTTATGTTTGAAAATTTTATATCGTCCAATTCGTCCAATGGCCGACATTTCAATTTGACGCCAGACAAAACAATTTCTGCTTTAGGCAGATTCTCAAGCTCTTCTTTTGCGGCTTCCATGCCCTGCTTTAAATAGTTTTGACGGGCACGCTTTGCAGCACATGATTCGCATTCGCCAAGGCTGTTAAGTTTCAAAAATAGTCCAAACTTCCCACAGGTTTTGCACCGTGCCATATACTCTCCTATAGTTTGCGGCAAAGCCCAACGGCCTTGCCTTCAATCGTGATTTCATTCATAGCCTCTCCCATGCGAATGATGGTTGGAAATGCCGGGTTTTCGGCGCGCAGTTCGATGTGGTCCTTAAAAACAAACACGCGCTTGAGCGTGGCCTCACCGTCAATGAGGACGGCAGCGACCTGGCCGTTCTCAACCATCGGCTGGCAGTGTATGGCGACAACATCGCCGTCCTTAATTTTCGGCTCCATGCTGTCACCTTGACAGAGCAGCGTAAAATCGGCATGCCAATCGCTGGGGACTTCATCGTAGGTCTCGACATTCTCCTCCGCGAGGATGGGTGTTCCGCAGGCGATTTGCCCCACACGCGGGATGCGGTCCCGCTTCGGCAGCGGCTGGAACCCGGCGGGGATAGGGGTAGCGGCAACAGGATCTTTCCGTTCTACGGTTGATCGCCCCATGAGATAATCCATGTCGACATTGAAAATGTCTGCGATAGCTTCAAGCGTTTCAAAATCTGGTTCGCGGCTGCCAGTTTCATACATGCCTATCGTACTGCGGGATACTTTTAGCAAGGCAGCGAGTTGCTCTTGCGTTATGCCTCTCTCGATGCGAAGGGATTTTATAATTGCCGAAAATTTAGCCATGCGAAGTCAATCCTCTCTGTGTACTAATCTTATAATATCACGAATCGTGAGAAAGTCAACCGCAAAATGTCACGGAATGTGTTGACAAATATCAAGAGCGTGATATACTGTATATATAGTCACGGTTCGTGACAAATGAAAGCGAGGTGATTCTGATGGATTCGGAGAAGATTGCGCAAACATTGGTTGAACTGCGGGGCGCTCGACCGCGCGCCGAGGTTGCAACAGCGCTGGGGGTAAGCGTTTCTGCACTGGCAATGTACGAGACTGGCGCTAGAATCCCCCGCGATGAAACAAAGCGTAAAATCGCGCAGTATTACGAGAAAACCGTGGAGGAGATTTTTTACGCCTAAAAATGTCACGATAAGTGACAAACAGCGTGTCCACCTTGGACACAAGGGAGAAATGACCATGAACAACCATGATGACAACGAAAAAAGGCGCAGACGCCGCTGGCTGCACTGGCTGAATCTGTACAGTGCGGCTGTGTCTACACTGGCGGTGCTGCTGGCAATCGCACACGCATTACAGAAAATGTAGAACAATCTCAACGATAATGGCGATGGTTGCCATTATCGCAGCATAGACCGCAACAATGTGGGTAAGAAAAAAATCCCAATTAGCGCGGCGGCGAGATTCAAGCGCCTCCGCGGCGGGGTTGGTTAGGGTGACGATAGTGTTTTCATCCATTTCGCAATCAGAAAAATCTAGCATTCCAATTCCGGCATCTTCCTGCAGGGTGAGATAGTCTGAGATGCCTGTGGCACTCAGAATTTTTGGCAGCGTGCGGTATTTCCGCACGGCCTTGAAAATTCGGTACTGATTATTCGTCAATTCACACACATCCTTTCTGCCTCGATTGTACCACGGCGGGCAGATGCAGGCAACACCGTGTCCAACATGGACACAAGGGAGGCAATACCATGGCAAAAGAAAAAGAGGGCTACCGCGATGCGCTGGAACGTATTCGTAACGAGGCATCAGGTGAGCTGGTAACAGTGGCTGAGGCTGCGCACATCGTCTACGGCACTGATCCGTGGGCGGCGCGCAAGGTTACGGCCAACATTCGCGGCTGGATCGGCCAGGGCAGGGATAAGCGTATTCCCGCCACTGCGCTGGCCCGGCAGATCTGTTGAGCAGGGGAGGGATGGAGCAGATGATGCCGGAGGATCTGGCCTGGGTACAGACCCGGCTGAAAAACTGCACAAACGTCCACCACCAGCTAAAAATCTGTGCGGAATGTCTATGCACAAAACAATCCGATCTGCTGGTGCGCCTGGGGTATGGCAGCATGGATGAACTCTGTGCAGCATATCCTGTGCGGCGCGTCAGCCTGCTGCCTAAGCGTGTCCGTAACACGGTGCCGCCGGAGGCAATGCTGGAGGGCGTGCTGTGTTACTACGGCGGATTTGATTTTGACGCCGTGCGAAAGATGCTCGGCTGCACGCAGGATATGGCATCAGCAACCGTCAGGTGCAGAGTGTACGCCTGGCGGCAAGAGCACCCAACACTTGCCGCTGGAATGCCGCCCAAACGACCGAAACCAAAAGAGGGAGTAAAAAACATGAAAATGACCATTGACGAAAAGGGCCTGCCTGCCTACGCATACGCAAGGAGCCGCTACACCAACAACATTGTCCGCGTGGTGCGCGGGGAACGTGCCCTGTTTGGCGTTGTCAGCCAGGATTGCGTGGATGCCCTGAACAATGCGGCAGGCGTTACCCGCGCCCAGGCTGCTGCCATGTACGGCGGGGCCATGTACGGGTGGAATAGCCCCATGGCTAACCCCAAGAATTACAGTGATACAGGCTCATACATCGGGCCGGAAATGGAGAATGCAAATGGAGAAGAGTGATAACACCAAAAACCTGGCCTTGCTGGCAAACAATGAGATCAACGTCAGCGTTTTGGAAGTGACCGCTGAGGGTGTGCGCGTTAAGCTGTGGCCGAACGCGGACGCTGTGCGCGCACACCTGGAAGAGGCCACAGCACGCCTGCCCGGCGGGCTGAAAGGCTACAGCGTGCGGCACTATGTATGTGGGCGGTATCTGTACTGTGCCATTGCCCTGGGCGATATCACAAAAGACGCGCCCTGCCCGGCAAGCTACCAGGTCAACACGGACAGCTACCTGAACGAGGCAGAGGGCAGCCTGGTTGCCGCTGCTGCAGAGTGGAGCATTGGCAAAGGAGTGCTTGCCCTGCCGCCGCTGCGTATCAGCAAGGACCGCGTGCAGATCAACCCGGTGGCGGGCCGTGACGGCAAGACGATCCATCACTACACACTGCCCGACCGCCTGACTGTGGCAGATATCCGCTATAACGATGACTACAGCGTGGCGGCTGTCCAGCTGCGCAAGGCATCGGACGGGGGGCTAATCGAATGGCAGGCAAAGTGATTGCCCACCTTGTGGGGTGGTATATCCCCAACGGGCAGCCAAACGCCAACGGGATGGATGGACTGACCATTGATGGCGGGTATCTGCTGGAAGCCCAGCGCATGCACGCCGAATTGGAGCACCGCGCCCGCGGGCAGCCGTTGGCGGTGGAGATCGACATCAAGCCGGTGCGGGATAAGCGCACGCTGGATCAGAACCGGCTCATGTGGGCCCTGCTTAACAGGCTGGCCCTGGCATTGAGCGGCGATATCCCCGGCGGGGTAACCGCTGAGGAATGTTATCTGGACTTGCTGGCAGAGTTTGGCGCAGAGGTCGAAACCTGGCGGGTTCCGGTTAAGGCGCTGCCAGCCCTGCGCGGCGCCTACCGCGTGGTGCAGCTGGTTGAGCTACTGGACAACGGCCAGTGCATTGCTAAGGTCGGCGTTGGCAGTTCCAGCTTTGACCGCGGCCAGATGCGGGATTTTATCGACCGTATTTTTGATCGGTTGAGCCAGGCAGGCGTGGACGATGCCGAAACCACCCAACAGTACCGGGATTGGAGGCGGGCGGATGAACTGCACTAAGTGCGGCAGCAGCCAGGTGCATGTGACAGATACCCGCGCCAAGGGCGCACGGTGCATCTATCGCAGGCGGCACTGCCTGGCGTGCGGAAACCGCTGGACCACGCTGGAGCTGCCAGTGGGCGACCTGCGGCAGGCCGTGGGCGTGATCAATGGCCTGGAGGGGCGCAAGCATGGCAAAAAGCATCCTGCAAAGTGAGCGCGAATGTTACCTGTGCCGTAAATGGTATAACCTGCACACCACGCGGGGGTTGGAAGAACATCACATCCTGTTTGGCCGCGGGCGGCGGGAACTGTCCGAACGGTACGGCCTGAAAGTATGGCTGTGCCATAGCCACCACAATGAGCCGCCGCTGGGGGTGCATTTTGACCCGCAGGCCCGGCGGGCCCTGGAACAGGCGGCCCAGGAAGCATTTGACAATCTCCACGGCCCCGGCAGCTATGCCAGGGTGTTTGGAGAAAATATTTAGGGAGGGAGTACAATGGCCCAAATTGCAAACAAAAAAAGCGTGCTGGAAATGGCAATGGGCGCGATTGCCGAAATTACAGATTATGAGGTAGAGCGTGTTGTGGCCAACATCATGGACCCCAACACCGCCGCCAAGGCAAAGCGCAAGATCACTATCACACTGACCTTTACGCCGGATGATTACCGTCAGCAGATCGGCATGGACGCGCAGGCAAAAACCAGCCTGGTGCCGGTGCAGCTGGTGCGCACAAACCTGTGTATCACCAAGGGCCGGGATGGCGAACTGCTGCTGGCAGAAATGACCCCGCAAGTCCCCGGCCAAGTGGATATGGACGGGGTGGAATCCCCTGAACCTGCCATTGCCCGCGTGGGCCGTGGCGCATATTGATAGATAGGAGATGCAAAAGTGGAAGTTAGCTTTTTGAAAGATGCCATTGACCGCATTGCCGAGATGGCACGGCCTTTTGTGATGGAGGTTGATGGGCGCAAGTATTGCTCTGCTAATATGCGTGAGATTAAGGGGCAGGGCGAAAAGCCGGACATCTACCAAGTGGACACCCTTGACGCCCTGATCCAGCTGATCCGGACGGAGGGGGCGAAAACCTACGAGAAGCTGTTTGTGCGCGTGAAAGACCCCCGCGTGGTGGTTGTGGACAGCGGCTATATTACCACATCGCAGGAGTATTACGACCGTGCTTCTCTTTACCAGGCCACCACGGATGTTCCGCCGGTTACATATGGCCGCGCGATGGAAGCAGAACGGGCCGTGATTGAGTTGCAAAGCATGTATGCCGCCACAGGGGATAGGGACTACCTGCTGGCGCTGCTGAGCCATATCGACACCAGCCAGGGCGTGTCCACTATGGACAACGGCGTTACCCAGGAGGTAAGCGTGCGCCGCGGCGTGGCACTGAAAGAACAGCAGACGGTGCAGCCCATCGTCCACTTGCAGCCCTACCGCACCTTCCTAGAAGTGAAACAGCCTGCAAGTGACTTCCTGCTGCGTATTGACAAGGACGGCCACCCGGCCCTGTATGAAGCAGATGGCGGGGCCTGGAAGCTGGAGGCCAAGCGCAACATTGCCGGGTACCTCAGCGCTCAGCTGGCGGACCTGGAAGAGAGCGGCAATGTGGTGGTGATGATCTGATGCTTAACGTAATTGTATTGCAGGGTCGCCTGGTGCGTGATCCGGAGTTGCGGCAAACAACAACCGGCAAGCAGGTGGCAACCTTTACGCTGGCCTGTGACCGCGGGCGGAGAGATGCCAGCGGCAAGACTGTAGCGGATTTTATCCCCGTCATTGCGTGGGAACGTGCGGCAGAGTTCGCCTACAAGTGGTTCTCCAAGGGCATGATGGTAGCGGTTGATGGCAGGCTGCAAAGCCGGACCTACCAGGCGAAAGACGGGACCAACCGCACAGCCATTGAAGTGGTAGCGGGCAACCTTAATTTCTGCGGCAGCAAGGCGGATAACGCCGCTGCTGGTGCCCAGACGGCGATGGAACCCGCTGCACAACCACGGGCAGCGGAACCGGCATATAGCCAGGGCCCGACCGATGATTTTGCCCCGATTGAGGACGATGGGGACTTGCCGTTTTAACTTTTGATAACATAACCTTTCAGGGATGCGCTGCGAAAAGCAGCGCGGTGCATCCCTTTATTAAGGTTAGCCATTTTTAGGGAGCTCAAAAATGGAAACACCTACATTTTACGCGATCCTGCCCGCAAGCGTCAGGTATGATGCGAGGCTCAAGGCGGCGGAAAAAATTCTGTATTGTGAGATTACATCGCTGTCCAACGCAAAAAAGTATTGCCATGCAGGCAACAACTATTTTGCGACACTGTACGATGTGGACGAACGTACCATCCGGCGCTGGCTCCACAACCTGGAAGAATTGGGCTATCTGATGATCGAATACGAGAAGCAGGGAGATGGCCAGCAGCGCAGGATCATCCCGTTGGACAATGCCCCAGCGGGCGTTCCTGAAATGTCCGCCCCGGACAAAATTGTCCGGCCCACCCGGACAGAAATGTCCGGAACCCCCGGACAAAATTGTCCGCCAGAATATTACAAGAATAATAATACAAGAGAGAATAATACGGGCGCGCGGGCGCGCGTGTGCGTGAACGACATCATACAGCAGGCGTTCCCGGATGACAGCGATCTGACCAAGGCGCTGACATCGTTTGCAGAATCACGCAAGGCAGGGAAACATCCGCTGACCGTGCGCGCTGCGGAGCTTGTATGCAGCAAGCTGAGACAGCTGGCTGATGAAGCAGGCGTGCGCGACCGCAGCGGGTACATGATCGCGGTGCTGGAACAGAGCATCCTACGCGGGTGGGAGGGCCTGTTCCCGCTGAAAGATGATTTTGTGGACCGGGCACCGGTACAGCGGATGGAGAACGCCGTGGACGAACCCAGAGACATTGCGGCGGACGATGATATTCTCAATTATCTGTGAGGAAGTAACATGGACAGGACGATAAGCCATCAGCAGATCAATCAACGTGCGTTTTTGGGGGCCGCACTCATGGACCCGGCGGGTGCGTATGAGTACATCCTCAAGCTGACACCAGGAATGTTTGACGAGGGTGCCTGCCGTGATACATTCGCGGCAATCCAACGGTTGACCTTTGCAGGTGATCCGGTTGACCCGGTGACGGTGGTCAATATGGCCACATCCGCAACGTTGTCCGCCGATGATCTCAAGCGCAACATCATGCAGATGGCTGAAACGTGCCCATCTGTCGCCAACGCTGGCAGCTATGCTGCGCAGATTGTGGAGGATTATCGGTATCAGCTGATCCAGGCCGATCTGCTGAAATGTATAGCCAAGGATGCAATGGATGCTGACAGCGTGTGCAGACAGCTGCGGCGGACGCTCTCCATGCAGGATGCGATCCGCAACACACAAGAAGACAGCACAGCCCGCGATTTTGATGCGGTTCTGGATTCCGCCCTGGCACAGCTGGACGAACCGGATAACAGCCTAAAGCTAGGGTGGCCGGAACTGGACCGCTTTGGCGTATTCCACCGCACCCGCGTTTGCGTGGTGGCTGGGCGGCCTGGCTGCGGAAAAACGGATTTTTCGCTTAACCTGGCATCCAGGCTGAGCAAAAAATACCGCGTGTATTACCTTACGCTGGAAGAAACGGCAGAGGCCCTGATGAATCGTATGCTGTCGAAAGTATCCCGCATTGATTCCGGTAAAATCACAAATAAGCGGCTGGATGAACGGGAGCGCAGAATCATTGACAATACAGCGGGGGCGCTCCGGCAGCACCACAACATGATGCTGGATGCGGACAGCAACCTGACCATTGATGGACTGGAAGCCAAGCTGATGCAGTACAAGCCGGATGTGGCATTTGTGGATCACATTGGGTTGCTCAGTCCGACCGATCCGCGGCAAACGGAGTACCAGCGAATATCTGAAATAACCCGGCGGCTCAAAGTCGCGGCCATGAAAATGGGCATTGTGATTGTGGAGCTGTGCCAGATCAGCCGATCAGGCGTTAAGGGTAGCACCGAAAAGTTCTGCAACCTGGAAGATCTGCGCGGCAGCGGCACGATTGAGCAGGACGCCAACAGCGCAATATTCGTGGAAAACCGCCGCCCGGAGGATAGCCAGGAACTGCGCGGATATAACGCATACCAGAAAACGGCCATCATGTACGCCAAGAACCGCGAGGGGCCAACCGGCGTGGTGGCTATGCGGTGGCAGCCGCAGTACCACGACTGGCAGCCGGCACCCAGGGAAGATTATGACAAGATGGACCAAACAAGCTTTTGATAACAGCCGAAAAGGCAAGGGAGTAACGAATTATGATTAGCATTGCAATTATTAACCTCAAAGGCGGCGTTGGAAAGAGCGTTACCGCCTGCAACCTGGCAGCGGAACTGGCAGCCATGAGCTGCAACGTGCTGGTTGTTGATCTGGATAAGCAGGGCAACACAAGCAAATTTTTTGGCGTGCTGGACTATGAGCGCCCATCTGTGGCGGAGGTCATGTTGGGCAACTGCAAAGCGGTTGATGCTGTTGTGGAGGAGACCGGCGTGGCAGGAATCCAGCTGTTGCCCTGCGACATGCGAATGCTGAAAGCCAACCGGTCCATCTTGATGGATACCACAGAGCCACAGCAATTCCGCCTGCGTGACGCCCTAGAGAACCTGGCGGGAAACTATGAGTATTGCATCATGGATTGCCCGCCGGACCTGGACATGGGCAGTATCAACGCACTGTGTGCCGCGGACTGGGTTATTATCCCGGTGGATTGTGACGAATGGGCTTGTGACGGCATGAAAGAAATTGTGGATCAGATTGAACGTGTGCAGATGTACTACAACCCACACTTGAAGATCATGGGAACCATGATGACCAAATATCGCCGCACCCGTTATGCAGCTGATGTGATCCGGCAGCTTAGAAGCTCTGGCGCTGCAATCCCAATGATGGATACGGTGATTCGCTACACGGTCAAGGTTGGCGAGGCCAAAAGCGTGCATAAACCATTGCGCGAATACTGCCCCGAATGCACAGCAGCGGCGGATTATAAGGCGCTGGCGGAAAAGGTTGAAAGCATTGTGTCCAACGTGGACACTAAGGAGGGCTAAACGATGAGCAAGGGATTTTCGATCAATGATATTCTGGGCAGCCAATCAGCACCGGCTGCCCCGGCGGGCCTGAAAATGCAGATTGTTATGCTGCCCGCTGTGGATATTGAGCCGAACCCGGAAAACTCCATCTATGAGATCGGCGATGTATCCATGCTGAAAGCCGATATTGCAGAACGTGGATTGCGCAGCCCACTGGAAGTACTGCCCGCCCAAGGTGGCAAGTATATGCTGTTGGCCGGGCACCGGCGCTGGACAGCTTGCCGTGAATTGAGCACGGAGGGCGATAAACGTTTTGAGCTGCTGCCTTGCGTGGTCCATGCCAGTGCGGGGGCGGATGATGATTTGATCGCACTGATCACATCCAACGCAACCGCCCGCGAACTGACGGACGGCGAACGCCTGAGACAATACCGGGCACTCAAACAGGCACTGGAAAGAAAAAAAGCAGCTGGAAGCCTTGATGGGCGTGTGCGTGACGAAATGAGCCGAATTACAGGGGACGGTACTGGCACGTTGGGGAGACTTAATGCAATTATCAACCATTGCATCCCGGAAGTGTTGAAAATGGTCGAAAACGGGGAAATTACTCTGACCCGTGCCTATGAGTGCAGCAAGCTGTATAAAGTGCAACAGATGGAGTACGCAAAAAATGGGTATGCACGGATGGCAACGCTAGAACCGAGTGAGCGTAATGCTGTTATAGAGTGGCTTGCACAGACGGAATTGCAACCGCTGTTTGATGGCCTAGACTACATCAACAATGGCCCACACAGCTATGTTGATTCTGCCCCGGCGGGCCATATTACATGGCAAACAGTGCAGCTTGACGGGACCGCGGCGTTTGGTGGAAATAGGTACAAAATTAAAAAGACTGATTGGCGGGCAGTCGATGTTGAAAAAATTGACATTGATGACCCGGATGAAGTGCTGGCGAAAACAACGATTACGCTGGCAGATATGTACAGCAAAGCCCGCGCATTGTATATAGACAAAACCGCCAAAACAAAAAAGCAGAGTGCGGCCAAGCAAGCAGCGGCGGAAACGCGGCGGAAAAAGGCGCTGCATAAAAAGGCCATGGAAATACTGGCCGACTATGACAACTGGCACAAAATTGCACAAGCCAAAGAACTGGGCATTGTGTTCCGCGAATATCCTCTGCAGGACGGCGGGCGCGTTATTGTTATGGTGGATGAAAAAAGCAAACGCGAATATCCTCCAACACAGGGCATGCCGTACAATACCTGGGAAGCGATCCGGTATAATGCAGAGGGGGAACGCGTGGTTTTTGCAACTGGTGATAAAGAAAGCATAGAGGGTATTGTCTATAGAACGTGTTGGGGACAACATGATCTTGAAAGCCTGCTGATGAAAGAACTTGAACAGGCAGGGGGCTGACAATGGAGACGCTAAAATCAATCATCGAAGGCGTGGTGGTAACAGCTATGCTGGCCGGTGCATATAGCATTGGGGTGTCCGTTGGGCAAGAGGTTACACGGCCCAGAGCACGAGATGACGATATTTCGATGGAGCATAAGCACGGAGGCGATGACCCATGACATATGAGGAAACCATTGAGTGGATGAACCGTTACCGCGCTGCCCGGCGGGCTGAACCGGGAATAAAAGAACAGCTCCGAGAAGAAAAACGCCGTGCAGAATATGCGGAAACGATCCGCCGTCAATGCCCTGGCGGCCCTGTTGGCGAAATAGACAGCACGATCCAAAGCATAAACGCCCGGCAAAGAAAATTGGCTGACGACCTAATAGGCGGAGAAACAGCCAGAACTGAAATTGAATCCGCTATCGCAAAAGTGGATGATGCCCTTGAACGTGAAGTTCTGAAAGCACGGTATATTGAGGATCGCACTAACCGCCAAATTGCGGTGCGCATGAGAATCACGGAACGCTATGTGCGCAAGCTCCACCGGCGGGCAATTTTCAAAGTCACAAAATTAGTTCCGCTTAGTTCCGCCCCAGTGTGCTAGGATGATTGCGTCAGGTACATAGGGTACGGCAACCTGACAAACTTGCTTGCCATGCAGGACCTCTCTTGGTAATAGCCGCCCCGGATAGGGACGGCTATTTTTATATGCTGTAGAGCTGACTGTTGATTACTCCCCAACAGTATGAGCGCTGTGCTCCACAGGCAACGGCACAGAGCGGGTGCGGGACCCGCATACAGTACCACAACGTGCAGCTGCTGGCACGTTAAAGCAGCAGCTGACGGGCGGCAATAGACCGCCATGCCCGGCGGGTGGGAGAAGCTCACCTACAATAGAGACAAAAGATTTCCGTCTCACACCGCTGGGCATCTATATTGATCATATGCCCCGGCGGATGGAGGTGCAGGATGTGTCCACATTGGACACGCGGAAAATATGCGCGAGTTTGCCAAGGCGTTTTACAAGAGTAAGGCGTGGCAGCAATGCCGCGCCGGATATATTGCATACCGCCGCGGACTGGACGGCGGCATGTGCGAGATATGCCAAGAGGTGCCAGGATATATTGTGCACCATAAGCAGCATATCACGCCACATAATGTGAATAACCCGGATATTACACTAAGCTGGGACAATTTGCAATATGTATGCAAGCATTGCCACGATGTTGAGCATGGATATTGTGAGCAGAGCAAGCCAAGCAGGGTGACATTCGACACGGACGGCAACCCAATCCCCCCCTGAAAACAGCCAGGGGGCCGGGTGACGGGACCGGTGTGGGAAGATAGCTTTGGGCGAAAATGAGCGCAGAGGGGGGTGTAGTGAATGGACGAGGAAAGAGAAAAAAGAATCCGCACGGAAAGAAACAGACTTAACAAGATTTTGGGTGCGACCAAACATAAAGGCGGTCCTGAACCAACGCCCAAAATCAAAGCGGCCAAAGGGCTGATTGATAACGCTGCGTTTATGACAATCCACTTGCAGGACCTACAGGCGGAATTGAACAAACACGGCTGTGTGGAAGAATACCGAAATGGCGAAACCCAGTACGGTATGAAAAAATCCGCCGCTGCAGATATCTACACCACCATGTACAAGAACTACATCGCCACCATCAAACAGCTGGCAGAGCTTGCACCGGACAATGTGGGCGCTGATGAACTTAGCATGTTTATGCAGGGCAGTGGGCCCTAAATGGCCATGACGGCACTGGAAGAATACGGCACCGCGGTGCTGGACGGTAAAATCCTGGCAGGGGACAAGATCAAACGCCAGTATGAAAAACTGATGATGGCAATGACCTGCCCAGGGCGGTGGCATTTTGATATTGCCCGCGCCCAAAAGCCAATCCGATTTATCGAAATGTTTTGCCGCCAGAGCCAGGGCAAAATAGGCAGCCCAATCAAGCTTGAACTATTCCAGAAAGCGATGCTGGAAGCTGCCTATGGGTTTGTTGACGATCTGGACATCCGGCAATACCAGGAAGTGCTGGATGTTGTGGGGCGAAAAAACGGGAAAACCACCCTGCTGAGCGGCATCAACCTATACATGTTGCTTGGTGATGGAGAGGGCGCGCCGGAATGCTACTGCATTGCCACAGCCCGCGATCAGGCCATGAAAGGCTATACAGAGTGCTGTAATATGCGCAAGCAGAGCCCACTGATCAGTAAGCATGTGCGCAAGCGCGTCAGTGATCTGTACTGCGCTGAAAATATGGGCTATATAAAGCCTTTGGCCAGCAACACAAACAGCCTGGACGGTTTGAACGGCCACTGCATCGTAATTGACGAGTTGGCAGCCATTAAAAACCGCGACCTGTACGACCTGATGAAGCAGTCCATGTCTGCCAGACGGCAACCAATGCTGTGGTGCATTACCACAAACGGGTTTGTGCGCGGGGGAATTTTTGACGCCCAGTATGATTACGCCACCGGTGTAATTGATGGGAGCATCCACGATGACCGGTTTTTGCCGATTATCTACGAATTGCCAAACCGTGGCCATTGGACAGACCCGAAAGCATGGATCATGGCGAACCCTGGGCTTGGGACCATAAAGAAAACACAGTTTTTGGCGGACTGTGTGCAAAAGGCCAAGAATGATGAACAGTTCTTACCCACGGTGTTGGTGAAAGACTTTAACCTCAAAGAAAACAGCAGCAGCGCCTGGCTGACTTGGGACGCGCTGGACAACACGGCAACATTTGACCCTGCTGGCCTGACATATGGTATTGGCGGGATTGATGCTGCAGATAGCGTGGACCTGACCGCGGCAAAACTTATTGCTATGCGGCGGGATGATTCGAACATCTATGTGCAGAGCATGTACTGGATACCGGAGCGCAAGCTGGAAGAAGCCAAAAACCGTCACCACCCGGATGATGCCCCGTATGAAGCATGGGCTGCCCGCGGGTTGCTGAGGGTTGTGCCTGGAAACAAAGTCAATAAACGGGTATGCCTGGACTGGTTTTTGGAACTGCGAGACGAACACGACCTGTACCCGCTGTATATCGGGTATGATCCATGGCACATGGATGATAGCCTGCTGATGCAGTTTGAACAGGAATTGGGGCGCAATGTAATGCGACCGGTACGTCAGGGCATGGCAACGCTAAGCCAGCCCATGAAAGACCTGAAAGCAGATTTTGAAGGGCACCGGATCATCTACAATAACAACCCCATTGACAAATACTGTTTAGCCAATACCTGCGCAAAGACAGATATCAATGGAAATGTGCAGCCGGACAAGGGGCAATGCAGCACACACCGTATTGACGGTACGGCAGCGCTGCTGGACGCCTATGTAGTGCTGTGCGACAAAAGAGAAGAATACCTGAGCTTGATTTAAGGGGAGGGAAAACTGTGGGATTGCTTGACAGGCTGCGTAATGCTTTTGGACAGCGCAGCATATCCACCGTGCAGCTGATACAGGAAAACGGCACACGGTATATGGCCTGGCATGGTGGCTTATACGATGCGGACATTGTGCGTGCCTGTATCCGACCAAAAGCAAAGGCTGTGGGCAAGCTGGTAGCAAAGCACATCCGCGAAACGGTGGATGCCAACGGAGAACGCAGTATTGCGGTGAACCCTGCACCGGGCATTCGGCGACTGTTGGAAGAGCCTAACCCTTATATGACTGGGCAGGTGATGCAAGAAAAACTGGCAACCCAGTTGTGCCTGAACAATAATGCTTTTGCGCTGATTGTACGGGATGACATGGGACTGCCGACTGGCATTTATCCGGTTTTGCCGCAAACGGCGGAGGCACTGTATAGCAATGACGGTACACTGGCGTTGCGAATGCAGCTGCCAAACAACAAGGTTTTTACATTCGCATATTCCGATATTATCCACTTACGCCAAGATTTTAACGAGGACGATATTTTTGGTACACCTATTGGGAATGTGCTGACGCCGCTGCTGGACGTGGTAAGCACTACCGATCAGGGCATTGTGAACGCCATCAAAAACAGCAGCGTGATCCGCTGGCTGCTTAAATTCAGCAACCCCTTGCGACCGGATGATCTGAAAAAGCAGGCCGAAGATTTTTCTAATAACTATTTATCCACGACCAAAGGAACGGGTGTGGCGGCTGTGGATAGCAAAGCAGATGCCACGCAGATTGAACCCAAAGATTATGTGCCCAATGCGGCCCAGATGGACCTCACCAAGCAGCGCATTTATGCACTATTTAATACAAACGCCAAGATTGTTGACAGTAGCCGAAGCGAAGAAGAGTGGAATGCCTATTTTGACGCAGAGGTAGAACCGGTGCTGCGTCAGCTGGGCGGAGAATATACCCGCAAACTGTTTACGCTGAGGGAACGCGGATTCGGCAACAAAATCGTGTTTGAGGCCAGCAGTTGGGACGGCGCAAGCCTGAGCACGAAGCTGAACCTGATGCAGATGGTGGATCGTGGGTCCTTAACGCCCAACGAATGGCGATATGCGTTCAATCTGGCCCCTGTGCCTGGCGGTGACGAACCGATCCGCCGCCTTGATACAGCACCTGTAACGGGAGGAGGGGTAACCGAATGAGAATCAATGTATACGGCGACATCGTGAATAATGATGATGCCTGGATTTACGATTATTTTTCTATGGATTGCAGCTGCCCCGCCCGCGTAACGGCTGCATTGCAGGAAGCGGGCGGGCAGCCGGTGGATGTGTATATCAATTCCGGCGGCGGCGATATTTTCGCAGGCAGCGAAATTTACAGCGCTATCCGCGGATACACCGGCAAGGTTACGCTGCATGTGGTAGGTTTGGCGGCCAGTGCGGCTAGTGTAATTGCTTGTGCAGGGCGTTGCTTGATCAGTCCCACCGCCATGATGATGGTACATAACGTGTCAGCCACAGCAAATGGCGACTGCCACGATATGGACAAGACGGCAGAGACGCTGCGCAAGGCGAATAGTGCCATTGCGGCTGCCTATGTAGCCAAGACCGGGATGACAGAGGAAGAGGCCCTGGCCATGATGGACCATGAAACATGGATCACTGCAAAAGAAGCTGTGGCACATAAGTTGGCGGATGGCCTGGAAGAGGCGGCAAACCAGCCAAAGCAGATGGCTGCATCCACGGGCACGGCGTTAAGCGCTGAAACAATGCAGCATATCCGCAATACTGTCAAATCTCCGGCAGCGCGCAAAGCACAAGCCGAGATCAATATTTTGAAGTTGAAAGGGGAACACAATGAAACTGACTGATTATCGTGATAACCGCAAAGCGTTGCTGGATGCCGCGCAGAAACTGGTTGATGACGGCAAACTGAGCGAGGCCGAGGCCAAAACCAAGGAAGTTGAAGCCCTTGACGCACAGTTTGAAAAAGAAAAAAAGATGCGTGATGCGCTCAATGCCTTGAGCGAACACGGCCAGCTGCCCGGTGAGATGCACAACGAAAAGCCATTGAATCTGGAAGCCCAGGGCAGTGAGGATATTGGCGCTGGCAGCAAGGCATACCATGATGCCTTTCTCAAACACCTCCAGGGCCGTGATGATGATATGACCCAGCTGGAGAACGCGGCCTTTACCCACACCACTACGACCACCAATGCAGTGCTGCCCACCACGATGCTGAACAAGATTTGGGACTTGATCAGCGGCCAGCACGCTATTTTGGGCGATGTGACCATCTACCGCACCGGCACCATCCTGGAGGTTGTGAAGCATACCGCTATTGCCCAGGGCACAGCCAAGAAAGTGGACGAGAATGCCGCCAACGATGACGAACAGAACACTTTTGTGAAAGTCACCCTGTCCGGCCATGATTTTAGCAAGCATGTGAATATCAGCTATGCGGAAGCGGAAATGAGCATGGATGCCTTGGAAAGCTACCTGATCAACGAAATCAGCACCAACATTGGCGAGGCCATGGCGGCGGATGTTATTGCAAGCATTGGCACCGGCATGGCGGAGGGCAACAAAGTAACTGCCGCGGCTGCCGCAGTTACGTTTAAGGAGCTTGCCCAGCTGATGGGCAAGCTGAAACGCGTGGGCACTTGCGTGGCGTATATGCAGCGCGGCACGCTGTATAACCAGCTGGTGTCCATGGTGGACACCACGGGCCGCCCGATCTTCCAGCCCAGCGCCCAGCCCGGCGCAGAGGGTGTTCTGCTGGGCGCCACCATCAAGATTGAGGATGCTGTGGCCGATGGCGTGATCTTGGTTGGCGACCCGAAAAAGTATGTGTACAACATGGTGCAGGACATCATGGTGGAAACTGACAAGGACATCAAGAATCATGTGTACACCTATGCGGGCTATGCGCGCGGTGAGGGCAGCCTGATTGATGACCTTGCCTTTGCTCAGCTGACGCCCAAGGTCGGCGGCTGATGGGGAAGTAACCCATGACGCCGGAACAGATCGACACCGCGAAACGGTGGCTGAGAATCAGCACCGATGCCCTGGACGACGAAATTGACCAAACCATGGAAGCCGCAATGCAAGACCTGAAAAATGCAGGCGTCAATGAACCGTGGTGGGAAGATCGGCTGGTGCAGCAGGCGGTAAAACTGTACTGCAAGGCACAGTTTGGCTATGGTGACGAAAATGACAAATTTTCGCGCGCCTATGAATACCTGAAAAACGCCCTGGCGCTGAGCGGGGACTACAACCATAACCCGGAGGGCTGACAGATGGATCGTGCGGATGTAATGCAGCTGATTGCTGTGACGTATACGGACGATGACATCAACCAAAAGATTCCAGCCGAAACTGCCCGCAATGTATTCTGCAACGTTGCGAGTGTGTCGGCAAATGAATGGTTTGAGGCGGGCCGGGCCGGAATGCAGGCGGCGTTGAAAGTTACGATGTTTGCTCCGGACTACCAGGGAGAGCAAATTGCCGTGGTGGGTGGCGTTAGATACGGTGTATACCGCACTTACCACGCCAAAAACGAAACCCTTGAGCTGTATCTGGAAAGGAAAGCGGGCGTATGAGCCACAAGCAGGTATATGTTGGTAATTTTGCGGATGCCATTTCGGCAGAACTTGCCGCCTATTCTGATGAAGTAACCGAGGTTGTAAAAGCAGAATGCAATGATGTGGCAGATGAATGTCTGCAAGAGATCAAAACCAATAGCCCTGTACAGACAGGCAAATATAAAAAAGCTTGGCGCAAAAAGGTTGAGTTTGAAAACCGGGAAGATATCCGTATCCGTGTTTTCAATTCAAAATATCCTGGCCTGACCCACCTGCTGGAAAAAGGCCACGCGAAAGTTGGCGGCGGTAGGGTAGAGGGGAAACCGCACATCAGACCTGCCGAACAGCACGCAGCTGAGAAACTGGCAAACAAAATAAAGGTAAGACTGAAATGACGCTTGAAGAACTTAAAATCAAGCTGACTTCCAGCGGACTGCCGGTTGCTTACCGGTCGTGGCCGGAAAATGCAGCACCAACCCCGCCATATCTTGTGTATTACGAGGACAGCGTGGAAACGTTGGCGGCTGACGGCGCGGTGTATTACGAGATCAGGCATATTGTGGTTGAGCTGTACAGCAAAACTAAGAATATGCCCGCTGAAACAGCACTCGAAAAAGCGCTGCAAGGGCTGCACTGGCAGAAAACCAACGAACAGTATCTTGATACCGAACACATGTTGATGTGTTCCTACGAATTTGAGGTGTAATAATGGCAGAAACCGAAAAAAACAAGGTCCATTATGACTTGCAAAATGTATATGTTGCGCCGCTGACGCTTGATGATAGCGATGCAGCAACGTTCGGCACTCCGGAGCGCCTGTACGGTGCGGTAGGCATGGACCTGTCTGCCCAGGGCGATACAACCACGCTGCGCGCGGATGGTATCAACTATTATGTTAATACTTCCAACCAGGGCTATCAGGGCGATCTGACGTTGGCAATGGTCCCTGACTGGTTCCGCGAGCGGTACCTGGGCCAGACCGTAAGCACCAAAGACAAGGTGTTGGTGGAGAATGCGAAAACCGATCAGCCCAAAGCATTTGCACTGCTGTACGAGTTCCAGGGCGATGTCCACGCCCGCCGCCATGTACTGTATAACTGCCTTGCGGCGCGCCCCAACGTGGCAGGCGAGAACAAGGACAACCAGCGCGAACCAGATACCGAGGCGATGACCATTACGGCCAGCCCGCTGCCGGATGGCGGCGTAAAAGCCAGCACCACGGCAGATACCCCCGAAACCGTGTACAATAACTGGACTAAGGCAGTATGGACTAAGGATAGCCCGGCCTGAGGCGATTGGCGATGAAGAAAACAATTACCATTGATGGCCGTGAAGTGACCCTGGTTGCGAATGCACTGACGCCAAGGTTGTACCGCCATAAGTTTGGCCGTGATATGATTCGTGATTTGAACCAGCTGCGCAGGAACTATGCCAAGGCCGTGAGCTTGCCCGATGATGCAACGGATGAACAGCGGGAAGATGCCCAGCTGGAAGCGGTGGACCTGGAAATTTTCGAGAACGCAGCCTACATCATGGCACTGCAAGGCGATCCTAACCCCGTGCCGAGTGATCCGGATGAATGGCTGAGCGGGTTTGAAACGTTCAGCATCTATGCAGTGATGCCCCACATCCTTGAACTGTGGGCAATCAACCAGCAGACAACGGCAAAGCCTAAAAAAAAATGAGAGCTACCGTCCGAGAAGAGACGGGGGCAACTTTCATGCTACGCTGCGCCGAGCTTGGATTAAGCCGTGAAGACCTGGCAGATATGACAATGGGCATGGTATACGACATGCTCATTGAACGCGCCAATGACCATGAACAATACAGCATCCGCGCCACGCAGGAAGATTTTGACCGGTTTTAAGCGGGGCGTGTCCATAGTGGACACGCCCTATTATTGTAACGTGAGGAGGTGGTGGAGATGGCGGACCGTATCAAAGGCATTACCGTACAGATCGGCGGCGATACAACTGGCTTGAGCAAGGCTTTGAGCGGCGTAAACAAACAGATTAAGAACACCCAGAGCCAGTTGAAAGACGTTGAAAAGCTGCTGAAACTCGACCCCACCAACACCAAACTGCTGGAACAGAAACAGCGGCTATTGTCCGGCGCGGTAGAGGAAACGAAAACTAAGCTGGATAGTCTAAAAAACGCCGAAAAAGAGGTACAGCAGCAGTTTAAGGATGGCATCATAAGCCAGAGCCAGATGGATGCCTTTAACCGTGAAATGGTAGAGGCGCAACAGGCGTTTGATGCTGCCAAGGAAAAAGCCAAAGAGTTTGGCGGCGTTGTTGCCCAGGAAATGCAGATTGCAGGCCAGAAAGTCAGCGACATGGGCGAAAAAATTAGCGATGCCGGAGACAAAATATCTGGAGCCGGAAAGAAGCTGGCGCCTGTAACGGTGGCTATTACCGGCGCGGGGGCAGCATCCACCGTGCTTGCCAGTGATTTTGAAACAAGCATGGCCAAGCTGGCAACAATCGCTGATACAAGTAAGCTGTCCACTGATGCTATGAGGGCGCAGATACTTGAAGTATCTAACCAGTACGGAATCAGCGCCGGCGATATTGCCGAAGCGACATACAGCGCTATCAGTGCGGGCCAGGACACGGAAAAAGCGGTGCAGTTTGTGGCTGATTCCATGCAGCTGGCAAAAGCGGGTTTTACGGATTCCGCAACATCCATTGACACCCTGACCACCATCATGAACGCATACGGAGATGCCAGCGGCAGTGCGGCAGACATCTCCAACAGGCTGATCGTGGCACAGAACCTTGGCAAAACCACTGTGGCAGAGCTGGGCAGCAGCATGGGCAAGGTGATCCCGACCGCCGCCATGTACGGTGTGAACCTGGACAACCTGGCCAGCACTTACGTTACGACCACCAAAAATGGTATTGCAACGGCGGAATCTACTACCTATATCAACGGCATGCTGAATGAGCTGGGCAAGAGTGGCAGCACTGTCAGCGATACACTGAAAAAGAAAACCGGCAAATCCTTCAAAGAGTTGATGAATGATGGCCAGAGCCTGAGCGATGTGCTGGCTATTGTGCAGCAGGCGGCGGAGGATTCCGGCAAGTCTATGGCGGATATGTTCAGCAGCCAGGAAGCGGCCAAAGCAGCTGTCACGATTACGCAGCACGCGGACGACTTTACATCCGCTATGGATGCCATGGCAGAGAGCGGCGGCAAAACCGCTGAGGCGTTCGCAACGGTGGATAATACCACAGAGGCGGCGAAAGAGAAACTGATAACTTCGGCCCAGAATGTAGCAATCACATTCGGAGATATGCTGATCCCGGTGATTAAGGATATTATCGGGTACGCACAGCAGATTGTGGATTGGCTGAACAGCCTGGACGAGGGGCAGAAACAGACGATCATACAGGTACTGGCAGTTGTGGCGGCACTGTCACCGGCTTTGCTGGTGTTCGGGAAGGTTGTTACCGTAACAGGAAACATAGTAAGCGGCGTTGGGATGGTAATTAAAATAGCTGGATCGCTTGTGGGATTTGTAACCGGCACAGCGGTGCCGGGAATCACAAGTGCTCTGACTACGTTATTTGCGTTTTTGGCGGCAAACCCGGTTATTGCAATTATTCTGGCCATAACAGCCGCTATTATAGCGCTGGTGGCACTGGTGGGCACCAAGGGCGATGAGATACAGGCCCTGCTGCAAAAGGTGGATGACTTTTTGCAGGCAGTGTTTGCCACAGACTGGACAAACGTGTTCGGCCCTGTACTGGGCACAGCACTTAACCTGTTTTTTGCCAATGTAAAAAACGTGTGGGATCATGTGAAACAGGTCCTTGATGGCATCATTGATTTTATCCGCGGCGTGTTTACAGGCGATTGGGAACGCGCCTGGACCGGCGTAAAAGAAATTTTTGCGGGTATCTTTGACGGGTTGAAAGCGGCCGCCAAAGCGCCGCTTAACGCCATCATCCGACTGGTGAACGCAGCTATCAGTGGCATTAACGGTGTTATCCATACCGTGAACAAGCTGCCCGGCGTAAACATTGGAGAAATCGGGCAGATACCGTATCTGGCCAAGGGCGGTATCCTCAGCCGCGGCAGTGCCGTTGTTGGCGAGGCAGGCCCTGAATTGCTTACCATCAACCAAGGCCGCGCGGTGGTGCAGCCGCTGACCAATAACAGTACAACGAACAACGCCAACTATGGCGGCGTGACGGTGAATGTATACGCTGCTGCAGGGCAGGATGTGAACGAACTGGCAGAGGCAGTGGTGTACAAGATCCAGCACGCAGTGGATCAGACAGGGGCAGTGTGGGCATGAGACAGCATTTTTCTTTTAACGGGCATAAAAGCACGGAGTATGGGTTGTATATCAACGGCGATGCAGCCTATAACGCACCGGAGCGCGACACGGAAGACATTGAAATTCCGGGGCGCAGCGGCACCCTGACGGTTGACAATGGCCGCTGGAGAAATATATCTGTATCCTACAAAGTGTTTGTGTTTGGCGCAAAAGCAACCCAACATATTGACGCCATAAGAGAATGGCTGCTGACTGCTATTGGATATACAAGACTGGAGGACAGCTACCACACCGACAGCTACCGGATGGCGCGCTACAGCGGAGACGTTGAATGGGATGTTAACCTGTTGGCACAGTGCGGTGAAGCCACACTGACATTTGAGTGTTGGCCGCAACGTTACCTGAAAACAGGTGAAACTGCACAGACCGTTAAAAGCGGCGGAAAGCTCAGCAATCCAACGGCGTGCCCTGCGCTGCCGCTGCTGGTGTTGACGTTGACCGGCAGCGCGAAGCTGCAGGTGGGTAGCACACAGGTAGCGATAGAGGGATACACCGGACAAATGACCATAGATTGCAACCTGCAGGATGCCTACACTGACGGGAAAAATTTGAACCAATACATTACGGCACCGGACTTCCCGATTCTAGAAGCCGGAACAACGCAAATCAGCTGGACAGGTGGAATCAGCAGTCTGTCCGTTACGCCTAGGTGGTGGACGTTATGACACCGAGATATTACGCGGCAGACAGTGAGATCAAAGGCAACGGCGTGGGAGCGCTGCGGGATGCACTGTATTGCACAGTAACAGAGGAACGAAACGGCAGCTATGAGCTTGAAATGGGCTATCCCGTATCAGGCCAGCACTATAGCGAACTGACCCTGCGCGGCCTGATCTGCGCCAAGCCTAACCCGTATAGTGAGGAACAGTATTTCCGAGTGTACAAGATTAGCCGCCCCATCAATGGGCAGGTTATAATCAGCGCACAGCATATTAGCTATGATCTGTGCGGCATACCAGTAGCACCGTACACGGCAGGAACAGCGGCACAAGCGCTGGACAGGCTGAAAAGCCAGGCAACTGTGGAATGCCCGTTTGAGTTTTGGACGAACTTATCAACCACTGCTGATTTTGCAGCGCCGGTGCCCAGCAGCTTGCGCAGCCTGTTGGGCGGTATAGACGGCAGCATACTGGATGTATATGGCGGAGAATACGAGTGGGACAACTACACCGTAAAACTCCACAGTGAGCGCGGCACCGACAGGGGAGTTAGCATCCGTTACGGGAAAAACCTGACAGACCTCACCCAGGAAGAAAACTGCACTAATGTGTATACCGGCGTGTATCCGTATTGGGCTGACAGCGCCGGTGCTGTTACACAGATAAGCACGGGCCCTGTGGTAGATGTGCCTGAAAACCAATACAGCTTTACGCGCGTGCTGCTGCTGGACCTCAGCCAGGATTACACAGAGCGGCCTACGGATGAACAACTCAAACAGTCCGCGCTGAGCTACATTAAGGCGAACAAAATCGGTGTACCGAAAGTAAGCCTTAAACTGAGCTATGCGCAGCTTGAGCAAACCGTGGAGTACAAAGGCAAAGCGCTTTTGGAGCGCGTGGGATTGTGCGATACCGTACATGTAACATTTGAACGCCTGGGGGTTGATGCAACAGCCAAAGTTATCAAAACTACTTACAATGTGCTGCTGGACAGGTATGACAGCGTTGAGCTTGGAACACCGAGAAGCAACCTGGCAAGCACCATTGTCGGCATTGAAAAAAGCACAAAGACCGAGGTTGACAAAACAAAGTCTGCGTTGCAGCAGGCAGTAGATCAGGCGACAAAACTGATAACGGGCAACCTTGGTGGGTATGTGGTGCTGCACAGTTCGGCTGGCAATGATACACCGGACGAGCTGCTGGTAATGGATCAACCCGATATAAACACTGCCACCAAGGTGTGGAGATGGAATCTATCCGGGTGGGGCTATTCGTCCACTGGCTATGCCGGCCCTTACCGCCTTGCAGCCACAATGGACGGTGCCATCAATGCAGACTTTTTGACAACAGGCACCCTTAATGCAGAGATCATCAAGGCGGGCATCCTGAAATCGCAGACAGGTGATGCGTTCTATCTGGATTTGGTCAGCGGCGAATTGCGGATTAACGCCAAAAGCATAGAGATCAACTCCGAAACCATCTATGATGGGAAAACTGTTGACGCAAAAATCAATGAATCCGCAAAGCAGATCAAAAGCGAGATGACCCAAAGCACCAAAATCACCGGCGGCGGCAACCTGATCCTGGGCAGTGAGAGCTTCAAGAACGCTGAACTGAAAGGCAATACCGGCGACGGCAGTTCTATTACCTATGAACTAACCGGCGGGGCGACCATGGCCAACACCAACTCCAACCGATATTTTCGCTGGACAACGGTGGGTGCGTATGTGGCAAAAGGCGTGACATTGTGCCTGTCTGTTATGTACAAACCCGTTTCTGGTGCGGATGAGTTCTGTATGGAAATCGCTTACACGGCGGGGTACTCCACCAGCCAGAGCTGGGCAACCATTAAGCCAACTGATCAGCTGGAGATTGAGCAGACGGACGGCTGGGTACTGCGGTATGGCCTGTGGACGCCGCCGGACAACGCCACCTTAAAGCTGGTGGATATGGGCAGTGGTACCACCCACGCTGGTACCGGCAACTACACCAACAAGTTTTCGCTGCTGCACCCCATGCTGCAATACGGCAACGCGCCGACCGCGTGGAATGCCAGCAGCGGCGACTACCTGACGCAGGAAAGCGCAAAAAGCTTATTTTCGCAGACCGCTGACGAGATCAAAACCGAGGTCACCAAGTCAGTGACCGAAACGGTGACGGCCAACGTGAAGGATACCGCCACCAGCGCTGCCAATGATGCCGTTGACAGCAAATTGCAGGATTACGCCACTACCGCAACGGTGGAAAGCCTGAAAGAGGATGTCTCCAGCATCAGCCAAAAGGCGGATAGCATCAGCACCAAAGTCAGCAGTCTGGAAGAGACGACAACAACCATTTCCAACGACCTGGACAGCACAAAGCAGGAATTCAAAACCGTTAAAGAATCGGTATCCGCGATTGACCAGAAAGCCGACAGCATTACCCAGACGGTAACGCAGCGGATCACCGGCGGCAACAATATTATTGTGGGCACCGACGACTGGAACAATGCGACCCTGGATGCAGGCGGCAATGACCTGAGCAAAAAGGGCAGCTACACCATTACGGGTGAATCTGTTCGCGTGACCAACAAGGCGCAGAACACTCGCTTTCACTTT